TTTTTACTTTCTTTTTCTTTATTTAATTCTTCTTGTAAATTTTGAATTTTATTTTTAAAAGTTTTTATTTTTAAATTTAATTGTTCTATAATAATATTTTTATTATTTAATTCTTTTTTTAATTTTTTAAAATCTTCAATTATTGAATTATATTTTTCCATTTTATTTTTATTTTCAATTAATTTATTTGATAAATCTTTGATAATATCTTTATAATCATTTATTAAATTTTCATTTTCTTTTTGAATTAAAAAATCATTTAATTCTTTTCCAAAATTATAAATTTTTTCTTCTTTTGATTTTTCTTTATATTTTTCTAGTAATTTATCAATTAATTCTATAATTTTATTTGTATATATAGATTCTATTTCATTTAATTTATCTTTTAATTTTTTTAAATTTTCTTCATTAATTTCATCACTATCTAAAAATTCAATAATTCCTTTAACAATATCATCTCTACTTTTTAATACTGATATTTTTTTAAGATAACTTTCAACTTCTGCAATTAATAATTCTTTTAAATCATTTGTATCTATATTATTTATTAATTTTTGTTCTAATGATTTATTTTCATCTTTTAAATTTTTAATTATTTTTTCATATGTTTTAATTTTTTCATTAAATTGATTTTTGATTTTTTCATATAATTCTACTTCTTCAATAATTGTGCAAACGCCATCTTCACATAAAGTTATTTTGCTTTTTTTAAGTTTTTCAATATCTTCTTTATTTTCTTTTTCAAGTTTCTCAACTAATGATACATCAACTGAAGCAATTCCAGGTTTTATAACAAAATCAATACTTTCTAATTTAAAATTTTTAGGATTAATTACTTGATATTTTTTACCGTCAATTTCTTTATATTCATTTATAAATTCACCAAATGCTCTTGTTGAAACTTTTAATTTTGAACCCGCTTTTAATACAGTATATAAAATTCTTCCAGCAGGAGTATCTAAAATTTCATATGTTGCATATCCAAATCCATCATTTCCAAGTCTTATATCTGTTACAATATGTGAAACTTTACCTTCAGCTAATAAATCATCTAGAGTATAATTTTCAGGATGTCCAATACAACCAAACATTAATTTATCATTTAACATTTGAATAACTTCAGGATCTTTTAATGCATTTTCCCATAATTCTTTAGGATAATATCTTCCATTTCTACTTACACCATTTAATACAAATGATTTTCCTTCAACTATTCCAAGAATTGAACTTTTATCTGAAGGTTTATATGATTCATTTACATTTTTGTATTCTTCAACCGTATAAAAATTTTTAGGTTGAAAATTAAATTCATCAATAAATTTTAACATTTTTATCCTTTTAATAATCATTGAAATAATTTAATATTTCAATTAAAATTATTTTATAATTATTTAATAAATTAGGATTAAATATTAAATTTTTAAACTCATTTAACAATTTATTATAATTATTTAAAAAATAATTTGTTATATTTAAAAATTCTTTTAATTGTTTTCTATTAGATTCATAATATTCTAATTCTATAAAAATATGAGTTAAAATTGAAGATAATGTTTTATAAATAAAAATTATATCAGAATAATTAAATTCATCTTTTTTTAATATTTGTAATGATTTTTTTATTTTATCTTTAAATTTTTTTCCATTTGTTGAATTATTCCATTTTTCTCTTGCTTCATCATATTCAAAAATATTATTAACATTTGAAAAGGGATTTAAAAGTTTTAATTTTCTAATATAATCTTCTTCCGTTAAATTTAATAAATCCCATTCAAATTTATCATCTTTATTTTTAAATTTCATCAATCTTCCTCATCATTATTTGTATCATCTTTTGTTAATGTAAAAAATGTATCTTCATCTGAAAATAATTTTTTAAATGTTTTATTATAAAATTTAATTAATGATTTTCTATTTACACTTACACCTAATTCATCTGAATTTTCAGCAATACTATCAATAAAGTCTTTAATTGTTCCCATTGTTTCAATTACCATTGAAAGATATTCTATTTTTTCTAAATCTGAAATATTAATAACATTTGTAAATTCTATTGAAATATTTTTATAATTAATATCAAAATTTTGATTTTTTAAATGTATTAAAAATAATTGTTGAAGACCATATTTTAATGATTGTTGAAACATTTTTAATTTTTTTGTATATCTAACATTATTTTGAATTAAATCAATTCTTTGTGAAGATTCATTTTCAAATAAAGAACTTGGAAAACCGTTTGTATTTAATATTAAAGTTCTTAAATCATTTATTTTTTCATATATATCATCTAATTCTGAATAAACTTCTAAATCTTGTTTTTGTATTTGACCTTTATTTCCCCAATCAGGTATAACTTTTACTTTACTTGTATTTTCTAAAATACTATCAAGTGTTTCTTTAATATTTTCAAAATCAATTTCAACTTTATTTAAAGAATTATTAATTAATTTTTCATATGATTTTGCAATATCAATTGCTTGGTCAGGTTTAATATTTTCAGGAACTGTTACTGTTAAAATAGGTTGTTTTGATGCTTTTTTAATTAAATTAATATGAACTAGTCCTTCTAATAAATATAATGATCTTATTAAAGGCAATACAGGTCTTAATAATCCTTTTCCAATTTTAAAATAAATTATTTTATCATCATTTAATTCTACATTAACTTTTATTCTTTCACTTCCATATCCAAAATAAACATATTTATATGGAGATTCTTTATAAATTTTACCATTTTTAATAACATTATAATATATAATTTGATTATCTCTCCAAACAGGAATAATATTTGAAGGGTCCACATCATCGTGAATATTAATTATTCCTTTTAAAACATTATCAGAATTAATTGTATTAACATCTAATCTTAAATAATGTGTTCCATAAGCTAAAATTTCTGAAGATATATCAACTATAATTTTTTCAATATTCAAATTTCTTTTTAATAATCTTGCTTCTTTTGTTGCTAATTCATTTTCTGAACCGTCATCATTATAAATTGTTACTGTAAATAATTCATTTGAATCTGCAGTCGGATTTAAACTATCATCAATAATTCTATTTATCATTAATTGTGAAATATAAAAATCTTTTAATATTGATAATTCATCATATAATTTTTTTAAATTATTATGTGTATTAACAATTGCAATATTTATTTTTCTTTCTTCACTATTTTTAGTATAATCAATTCCAACTAAAGGATCTTGTTGTGTATTTTTCCACCAAAATAATTTTTGTGCCAATTTATTCCATTCAAAAGACATTTTATTTATCTCCTATTTTTTTAAATTATTTAAAACTTTAAATAATCAATTTCTTTACTTTTAAATTGTAATAATTCATTATATATTTCATCATCAGATTTTATTTTTGTTTTAATTGTAAGTTCATTTATAAAGTTTTCATTTTCAAAAGGAGATGCAGGAATTTGTTGAAAGTTATAAAGAGCATTTGCAAGTGCATCAGCAATATCTTTTGATATCATTAAATTTCTTTGTTTTAATATTTCAATATTTGATTTTACATCTTGTAAATGGTCTATTTTCTTTTCAGTTTCAATTAATGATGTTAATTCCTCTTTTAAAATTTTATTATCAGGTAATGCAATTCTTTCTTCTTCAATTGCATATTTTAATGTATAATATGCTTTTTTATCTCTATCAACTGAATATTGTTTTATATTATAACCTTCATTTTGTAAAATTTGTTGTGTATCAACTGACTGAAAACCATCCATTACAATTAATTCAATTTCAAATCCAATTTCTTTTAAATCTCTAATAAAATCTCTTATTTTTTCAAGTCTAATTTTTTTAGCAGGATTTTCAGGTAACATTGCAATTGCTAAATCAGCCCAATATACAAAATCTTCATATGTTCCCAATTTTCCTGCAATTTCTCTTTCAATTTTTTTAACTGATCTTCTATGTAACATAACAAATCCAAGTCTATCTCTATTTAATCCAAAATCAATTCCAATTACTCTTTTTTGTTTTAATCCAAATTTTATTAAATTATTGATATCAAAATTATCTATAATTTTTTCTGATACTTTATCTGAAACTAATATATAATCTTTATTATATAATTTTGTTAAACTCATTACTTTATTTAATAAAGTTTTATCTTTAATAAATGTTTTAGTATTTATAGTAGGTTTTCCTAAAACATCTTGAATACCTGCATAGATATTTACAATAAATTCTTGTTTATGTTCAATAGGCACTTCAAAAATTTTATTAGGATCTATATCTATTGCTTTTTGTAAATCTTCTTCAGTTTCAATTATAAAAGGATCTGCATCATAAGTTCCTATAAATACTTTAAATTTTTTACCAGAATATTGAATTTTATGTTTTAAAACTTCAAATCTTGCAGGATTAATTATTTCAATACTTTCTTTCATCTCCTCAAATTGTTCTTTAATTTTTTCAGTTAAAGAATTTTCAGTTTGAGCAGATGAAATTACAAAATAATGTCCAGGCCATTTATTACCTTTTAATAAAAATCTTGAATTAATTCTGTTAATCATTTCTGTAACTAAATCAAAACTTCCACCTTTTACTACTTCTTGATTAATTTCATCTGAAATTGCACTAAAAACATCTCTACCTACTAATTGTCTTTTTCTACTTGCAATTTTTATATCTATATTTTTTTCAAATAATGTTCTTCCTGTTTTTGAAAAATGTTCTACAAAAAATGGACTTTCTCTAATAATTGCCATCATAGGATCATAATTAATAGATTCTGCAGTTTCAAGAGAACTGTTTGTTAACATAAATACAATTTTTGTTGTATCAGGTAATTTAAATTCAGCTTGTGGATTTTTTAAATGTAAAATTCTACAAATATCATATAATAATGCATAAGTAGAAATTTTCGTTTTTCCAATTCCTGTTGCTCCTGTTAATAATATTATTTTTTTATCAGGATCATATTCATAAAAAGGAGTTGGATATAACTCCTGTAATTTTGTTTTCCAATAAGGAAATATTCTTTTTCCGTTTTGTGTTTCTTCCCCTAAATAATATGGATTTGTTAAAAATTCAATTATTGTCGGAGGTGCACTTTCATATTTTTTTAATTTTTTTGCAATTTGTTCATAAAATTTTTTTTCTGATTTTAATTTTAAATTATTCATCTGATTTTTTTGATTCACTTTCATTATTTTTAACATTTTGTTTTATATCATTTAAAATATTATTTGAAAGTTCATCAATAATCATACAAATATTATGCATATTCAATGTCTTATCACCTGTTGCTTTAATTAAAGTTGTCAATAATGCCATTGCTTTTAATGCATCAGCAACTGTAATTTCATCATTTTCTAATGTAACATTTTCATCAATAATTATTTTAATTTCTTTCATATTACTCCTTTTTTATTTTTTAAAATTATATCAAAAATTTAAATTAATGTCAATAAATTTTTATATTCTTTTAATGAATTTTGCATATTTATTGTTAAAAATGTTGATAAATATTCATCTTTTTTAACAATACTAAAAATTAATTTTTTATGTCTAAAAAAATAAAAATATTTAGTAAATATTTCAAAAAAATCTTTTTTAAATTTATTATTATTTAATTTTTCAGATATTTTAATTCTTACAATATTTTTATAAAAATTTCCTTCAATATGAATTAATTTATGAAGTCTTATTGAAATATTATCTTTTGTTGAATCATTTTTATTATCAATTGAAACTAAATTAAATTCTTTATATAAATAATCTTCTAATTCTTGTATCAATCCTTTTGATAATAATTTATATAATTTTGTTTTCAATTCTTTTATTCTTTTAACAAATAATTTTAATAAATAATATAAATTTTTTCTTCTTTTTGTTTCACCTAAAAAAGTATAATAAAAATATTTTCCATCAGTAAAAAAATTTATATATTTATTTTTATTTATTGACATATTTGCAATTAATGAATTTTCAAATATTTGAATTGATTTCATATCAAATAATTGTGATCTTTTTAAAGCTCCTAAAATTAATTTAAAATAATTATCTTTTGATACATTTTCAATATTCCAATTAGAATATTTTTTCATTATTTGTTCCTTAATTTATTTTTTAAAATTATAATATATTTTTTAAAAAATGTTAATTTTATAAAAACATTTCTTCTGTTACATCAATTATTGTATCATCTCCAACTTTTTTATCTGTTTTTTCAATTGTTCTTTCATTATTTGCTACTTTTTCAATATCAGTCATATCTTGGTCTAATAAATCATTTAAAAATTCTTCAGTAGTATTATCCACATCAATTTCATTTTCTATCATTTTTTCTGCATATTGTTGATTTAATTCTTTACTTGTTGTAACATTAATATTATCTTTTGTTACTGGAACTACAATTGCTTTTGTATAAATATGCCCAAAATCATCATTATTAGATTGTAAATCTACAACTTTATATAATTGTTCGCCTGCAGGCATTTTAAAAATAATTAATGAATTAATTGGCACTTCTGTTAAATCATCAAAATATATTGCTTTTTCATCACCATTTAATTCATCATAAAATCCACCAAAATGTTGTTTTGAACCTGCAAATACAAATGGAGCTAAAAATTTTCCAGTCCAATCGGGTATATCATTATAAATAATTTCATCATCATATCCTCCTCTTCCTGATTTAAAACCTTTAGGATAATACATTTCTCCATCAATACCAAATAAATTTGATAATACTTTTACAGATGTTCTTCCTGCAATTCTTAAAACTGGACTAAATAACATTTATAACCTTTGTTGAAACTATTTTACATTCACAAGGTTGATAATCAATTATATCATAAATAATATTTTGTGTAGTTTTAATTTTACATTCACAAGGTTGATAATCAATTATATTATAAATAATATTTTGTGTAGTTTTAATTTTACATT